CTCTTGAGTCTGATGCCTTACCTTTACTAAATACTCTTGCTTTCATATCTTCCCAAGCATTTGACTTTTTAGTATTTTTATCTAAATCTACACCTTGAATTGCAGCATAAAACTTTTTATCTGAATAGTCTAACTCTCTTTTTATATTTAAAGTTTCTGTTAATTCTGGCATAGACATTGATGTTTCTAGTTCTTCATAGTCTTTCCAAATACCGAGCAAAAATACCTCTGCCTCAAGTTTGACTAAATCGAGTTTATCCCATGAAGCGCCTGGACTTTCTGTTGCTTGATCTTTTATTTTTTCTTGGGATTCTTTATCTATTTTAATTCCCGCAGCAATATCTAATACTTTATAAATTGTTTTAATATCTATATTATCTTCAAGTTCTTCTATTGTTTTAATATTTGGATAATATTGTTTCATGCAGATTAATGCACATTTTGCTAATTCTGAAATAGCCTCTTCATCACTTTTTGACTTTTTAACATTTTCAAACTGTTCCATAAATAAACGAAGATATTTTATTTTTAGTGGGGTAACATATATTTCTGTTCCATCAATTAATTCAACATATCCACTATTATATATTTCGGTAGCCATGTATTTATTATAGCAAACAGAAAAGCCCAGCCTTTTCAAATATGACTGGGCTATCCGTTTTATTAAGTTGTATTATGGAGTTACAGTACGATCAATGATCTTACCGTATGAACCTGTTGAATCTTCTGGTAGCAAACGGAATGAAACTTCAAACATTGTAGCCTCATCACGCTTTGCAGACACAGTTACATTCTCAATTGAGAGTGCACGATATGCAACATAGATTCTTTCCTTGTTGGAACCTTCTTCGCAATCACCTGTTCCAGGACCTACTGCTACTAAACCACGTTCTACTGGGCATTCGCCAAGATTACCTGATTTAATATTAAAGACCTGGCCATCTGATGTAGCCTTGTTACCAGTAAGATCCGAAGGTCCTCCAGCAACAGCAATAAGAAGATTTTCCAATGTGGCTTCAGCAAATGTTGTGTTTAGATTTACTTGCATGCCTTGCTTAAAAAGTTTAGCAACGTCAAGGATCTGATCAACAGCAACCTCACCAAAGTCTGGCTGGAACTGTAGTTCCAAACCATTCATTGTATATCCAACCGATTCAAAGCCTGCTGTGTCATCAAGTGTCGCAACATATGCTTCGCCAGATACTGGGGTTGGATTTCCACCCAAGGCTAATGGTCCGTCATGAACAAAAACCTGGGCTGCACCAACGATAATATTAGTACTATTACCTAGAGCCATTTATATTTCACCTCTTTATTTTTCTAGAAATTAAAAGGCGTGTTTCCTCATTGATAAGTATACAGCCTTATTTTAAGATTTATGCCAGTCATAGTCTATTATTAGTTTATTGCCAGCAAATGTTCTGGCTGTTCCAAAATCTATGATATCCCTGGTTTCTTCTAATTGATATACCTTAATGTCATGAAAAAACGGTAATTTTAATGGTACACCCTTACTATCTCTTAAGGGATTAGCAGATGCTTGTTTTAACTTTGCCCATTCATTTACTGATTGAGCAGACTCATCAGATCCATCTAATTTATCTTGTATCTCTTGAGAAATTTCTAAAATATATGCTACTGCTTCAGATGTTGTAGCATAAAAATAATACATTAATTGTTCGCATTTAATATGTGGAAATGGAGATCTACGCATTTTAAACATACGGTCATAAACTGAAATAACTCCATTAGTTGGAAGGGTGCCTTGCTGAACTTCTCCTTCAGTAAATAAATCTAAAGTTAAATAATCAAAGACTGTAGGATCTGTAGGCCTTGATGGGAAAAATGGAACTGCTGTATCTAATCTAAGTGCTATTTCATTTTGTATATAACCATTAATAAATTGAGATGGATTTTGTATTGCCATTATTTAATCACTCCCGCATTTGCAATCCAACGATATCCTGTTTCATATCCTTTTGCTTTTCCACCTTTTTTACCAGCATTTAAATTTTTCTTATATGATGTAGGATTTTCTAAATAGTTTGCAATACCACTAATTCTTAAGAATGCTTGTGTAAAAAACCTATTAAAAAATGAATCAAATATTTTTTCAAAACCACCCTGAACTGCAGTTCCTCCAGGATTTAAAACCTCTACAGGCTGTCTTGTAAAAATTTCTTCTCCATCAACTTCAAATGCTAAAGCCTGTGCTCTTACTGGACGAATCGTTACTGGTATTCCTTGTTCCATAATTCTTGCTTTATCATAAAAAGGAACACGTGATCCATTTTTAATTGATGTAGATTGTTTAAAAGTTGACCTAAAAGAAAGTCCTACATTACTTGCTGTATATTGAATATCATATAATCTTGCATTAGGACTTCCTGTTTGATACCATTCATAAACATGATGTAACATTTCTGGATTAACCCTAGCATTAGAATCTATATACTCTTTCATTAATTCTACTGTTTCTATACCAAGTGTACTCAAAAATGCTTTTTTGCCACCTTGTATTCCATCAACATATCCTATAGAATAATCTATAATATTTTTCATATCTTTACGAAATGCAGTAGTGTTGAATGCAACTATCATACATCTACCGCCTGGTTTTCTGATCTACGCAATATAAGTTTGTAATACTCTACATTACCAAATGGGCCAGCAAATGGTTCTTGTGTTGCTATTTCAAATATTGTAGACTTGCCTGCACGTGGACCAGATGTTTCAGTATATATTTCATTACAGTTTTTATCTTTAATATTTGTAATAATAACATTTGTAATTGTATTTTTTGCATTAATACTAGATATACGGACATCTGTTTTACATCTTCCTAAAAGTAATTTTTCTTGTGTTATATTTATATTTGGTGTTATTTCTTCTTTAAATGCAGTTCCTGCTGCTGCAAAAGAACATGCAATTGTTCTATCTAAGATCCAAGTTTTCTTAACATTTCCATATGCACCTTGTTCAACTATTGGATGGTATATGTCTGCCTGCATGGGAAAAGCGAAGTCTGGTTCCTCGCAAATCATTATAAAACTCCTGGCTTAGTTATTGTCTTGACATATTTATCTAAAATTTTATCTACTACCATATTTCCAGTACCAGACATCATACCTTTATCAAATTGAATTCTAAATTGATCTGTATTATAAGCAGATATATATCTTGTATAATAGTCTAATTTGCCACACTTTATATCTTCAATAAGCATTTTTGTTGCAACTTCTACATCTGCTGGTACTGCACGATATCCAACATCTAAAATAAAAGTGTAATCAAACCCTCTTGGAAAGTCTGTTGGAGAATAAGCAACATATCCTAAATCTCCATGTGCTGTAGAAATTTTTGTTAAATCATTTTCTCTTCTATTTCTTTCTTGTCCAACAGTTGCTGTTTCAACTTTATATATTGCAGAATTATCTAATAAAACTTTATACTCAAATTCATAATTTTCTGGGTTATCAATATCATATACTAAAATATCATTTTCATAAACTTTTAAAACTCTGTTAAAGTCATGCCATATTGGAAAATAATCTGCACCATTTCCAGAAGTATTCATTACTAGTTTATGATTATAAAAACCATCACCCACATAAGTATCAATTATAGATCTTGCTATAAGTTCGTACATCTGATATTCTTTAATTTCAGTTGCTGTTTGTGCCATATCTGATGGATTTACATATGGTCTTATTATTGATAAATTGCTTTCGTAAAGAATATGTTCGTGTTCTGTATCATAAAATCTAATTAAAAAGTCACGATCAAATTGTACTTTTTCAAGTGGTAATTGATAAACTAATTTTTTATTTGCATCAGAAAAAATATTTGACTCTTCTACTGAGTGATCCACCAAATCCTCAACATAAACAATGTATTCATAATTTGCTATAGGCAAATCCCACGTTGTTACTAGAGGATAGGGTGGAACTCTCAATACTTCCATGCTTATCGACCAAATTCCCTTGCCACTTCTTCTGGTGTAGCAATTCTTATATGATCACGTGTAAGCCACTTATCAGCAGCAGACTTTGAAACAATGTTATATCCACGATATACCTTGCCAACTTCTGGCCAAGATACATTTCGTGTTGAAAAGATAGCGACTGTTTCTTCTTTTACTTTCTTCTTGTTAGACTTTTCTTCTTGCTTCTTAGGAGTAACAGATGTAGATCCGATGACTCCCTCTGCAACCAATCCCATTCCTGGGACATCAGAATTACCTCCGAAAGATGGTGCTGTAATTATGTTTTCTGCTGGCTTTGGTTCTTCTGGAGCAGAAATAGTTGCAGTAACATTAAGTTCTTCAGCAACTTGCTCCACCGCAGTTTGTTCTACTACAGGCTCCTCATTTTGAATTACTGGTTCTGTTGGTTGTGTATTTTCATTAAAAGAAAAATCTTGTTCATTATTTTCTTCAGACATATATACCTCCTATGTAGATATTATAACAGAATATAAAAATAAGAGGGGGAGGAGATTGTCCCCTACCCCCTCTCAAAAGGGATGTACTTACAGATTATGCATCTGCAGCAGCATCGGCCCAGACGATTGCATCTTCTTCTTCCCATTGAATACCAAAACGAACGAAGACGGTATACTCAATTGTATCCTTCTTTGCCTTGTATTCACGGTTTACAACGATGTCTCGCTGGAAGCCCCATACACGGTTCTGAGGGAATGTCAAATCGACATATCCATCTGGATAGTAAGGAACTTCTTGTACGTCAATTCCGAGAACACGTGTTGTACGTGCTCCACCGAATGTCTGACCATTTCCATCAAGATATGCTTGACGGTTTGCAGCAGTACCAGCAACTCTTGGACCCATTGCTTCAGCAATAGCATCTGCGAGTGTACCGTTATTCTTAACAATACCAGCGAATGTATCTGTACCAACATAGAACTTAAGATTGTTCTTAAGAGCACGATACTTACGTGGCAATGCAAGAATTAATTCCTGCATAACTTCTGGAGTCCAGGCATTATCAGCAACAGTAACAGCAGCCTCGTGTGAGTCACCATTATCCTTATGCTTCTTGATAAAGCCCTTCATAATTGAAAGGAAGTTGCCTGTAGCGCCGTCACCATTGATAGCGAGATCTTCGATATCATTAGCGAATGCGTTTGTCATCAAGCGAACTAGATGATCTTCAAGCGCAGCCCCCTCAATATTATCTTCAAGTGCTTCAGCAGATACTTCCCAGTCTAGACGAATCTTCTTGGTTGTAAGTTCTACCTTGCTAAATGTTGCACCAGTGTTTGTGTAATCACCGACACCTTGAGCAGCAGCACGAATAACTCGTTCACCCACGTTAATCTTTTCGAGTTCCATGGTGTTTGCTCTCATTGTGACACGGCGACCATCTTGGGCGAGAACTGTAGCGTCCCAAACGTAATCAATGAAACGCTGTGCCTGTTCAGGGCGTAGGATACCGCTTCCAGCCTCACCCGAAGGATTTACTGCATTTGGTCCTGTTGTAAGACCTAGGTTAGCGTTTGGAATATTACCAAGGACACCACCATCAGTATAGTTACCAGGGATATTAGAACCTGCTTCAGAACCTGATGCAAATGCACCTTGTGCCTGATAAAGACCTGGGGTTGTGCCACCGAGTTCTCCAGATTCTCCTGGTTGATTTTTCTTTATTTCTTCCGACATATTGTCACCTCCAAGTATTTTACTTATCTAAATAAGTCGGCTGTTTTGAGGAAACGTCCGCCCCATAAGGATTTTTCAACCATTTCTGGTTGTTCCTGAACGATCTCGCCTAGATCGCCAGACTTTCGGAATGCTGTCTCTGCTTCTACTGCGTCAACACGCTTTCCAAAATTATTAAAACGGTCATTAATTGCAGCAATATCTTTGGCAACTGCATCTAATGAACTCTTCACTGCATCTGTATCAACTTTGTTTGACTTAAGTACTTCTACTTCTGTCTGTAAAGACTTTACAGTTTCAACTAAATCGCTAAAGGCTGATGTAATTGTATTCTTTAGTTCTGCTATTGATTCAACAATAACATCATCTGATTTCTTTGCTTTCTTCTCTTCTTCCATCTCAGCATTAGGACCTTCCTTAGAATCTTCTTCTTCGGTTTCCTTATCTGGATGTGCAGCCTTTTCTGCTTCAGCAACTTCAACTGTCTCAACGACAACTTCATCTGCTTTTTCAGTTTCAACTACAGGAGTTTCGGCAATTGCCTCTGGAGCGACTTCTTCTGACTTAGCAATTTCTGTTACTTCTTCAGTAACCTTCTTTGTTTTTGCCATAGGATTTTCCTCCTCTGAAATCTTAGCACCAATGCCTTTAGCACTATCTACTAAGAATTTTACTATATCCATTTTTTCGTTGTCTTCTTTTTCAACGAAACCTATATTCTTCATCTCATTACCAGTAATTGGACTTTTTACTGTTTCTTGATCTGAAACCATTACTATTCCTGAATCTTCATCATAAAAAACATTTTCAAGTGCAACATCTTGTCCCTTAACAATTTCAACACCATCAACTTTTTCTACATGCATAATATTTGCAAATTGATTTGCTGGTGAGTCTACTAACGATAGTTCAACAAGATCATAATCTTTAATAATTCTAATTGTAGAATCTGACTTTTCGTCATAACCATCATCCCATTTATTCATTCTTCCACCAATTGAAAATCCTGTTAGTGTGCCGTCTAAAACTTTTTCCCATGTATCTTGTGCACCTTTAGAAACATATGCTGATACAAAAACTCCAGAATAAAACTTTTTAGATTCTGGATCAAAATATCTATCTTCTTTAAAATTAACCATTTTACCAACTGCTAATGGTTGATGCATTTCACGAATGTTTCCACGAAACTTTGAAAATGCTTTCATCGATGCTTCTGCTGTAACTATATCGCCTTGTTTATCAACATTATCAAGAGACGCAAAACCTGAGACAATGCGTCTTTCCTTATCAACCTTCGCAAATGGAAGGGAAAGTCTTACTGAGTCGCCATCGGTATTCCAATGGGCTTTGGATATAGTCATACTAGAATATATTATAGAGCCTTTTTTACACAAATGTTAATAAATTGTGAATAAACATGTGTATAACTATTGTGAAGATCTACCCTCACCCTTTGGGTTTCTACCACTTATAGTGGCAGGTCCATCGGATTGGTTATTAGTTCTTTCTCCATCCCTTGCCCTATCTGCTGGATTATTTTGCATATCTGGCTTTGGTTGGAAAGGCTCATCTCCTCCTTCCCTTTGTGGAAGTCCAAGTACTGTTCTTGCTTCATTTGGAAGCATAACCTGTGTCTTAACATATCTTTCTAATATTTGGGACTGTGCTATTTCATCTGTTAAGGTAAGTTCTTTAAACTTTAAAACTAAAACATCTGTTTTTTCTCTTATAATTTTATTTAATATTTTTTCTAGTTCTTTCTGTGCTGGTCTAGCAACCTGCTCCTTAAATGTTCTATCCTGAGACATTGCTGCTGCTATACCGCCAGCATCTTCTCCACCTATTTTGGATAGGGGGACTTGATGTGCAATTAAAATATCATCACGATTTTGTTTTCTATACTTTTCAAAAGAACCTTCTTGAACACCATTTTCAATAGGTTCCATTTTAA